ACCTAAACCAATTATGCCTATTCTCATAATAAACTTTCTACTGTTTTTCTTAATCCAACTTCTAGCGGTGTATAATCTACAAACCCAGTAAGTGATTGTACTAGTGTTGTATCTGGGCAACGGCGTTTAGCACTACCGACTGGTCCAGGACGTACTTCTAGCTTGTCTGGATTAATGCCTAATATGTCCATGATTATTTTTGCAACTGTTGCAATAGGAGTTTCTTCATTCCTGCCAACATGCACAGTTTTGTTGTTAATATTCTCAACAAGACTGTGTGTCATTTTTACAGCGTCATCGACATAACAAAAACTTCTCGTGTCGTTGCCTTTGATATAGTATTCGCCTGCTTTGCAACGTTCAACAAACTCATTGATAAAATGATCTATTTGTCCAGGGCCGTATACATTGAAGTAACGTATAATAAGATAATCTAGGCCGCTGTTGGCAACTAAGTTTTCGCCGAGAGCTTTTGGAACGCTATAACTCCATCTTGGATTCGTAATGTCGTTAAACATAACTGGTACTTGCTCATCAGTTGGAATAGGGTAGTAACCTTCATCTATTGCTCCATTAAATATTTCACATGTGCTTGCAAATACAAACTTAGTATTTGTATTTCTATAACGTTCAATTAAGTTTACAGTAGGAAGTGTATTGTTTATACAAACATCTGTTGGGTTTTCGTAAAACAATCGTGTGCCATTTGTTGCAGCTAAATGTACAACAACATCGCATTCTGGTGCGTTTCTAGCTACTGTGATATTACTTAGGTCATCTGCAATGCCGTTTTTCCTATCATAAGGATAAACTGCATCGTAACTATTTTTAATGTAGTTGTAATAGTGATTACCAATAAATCCTTTATGTCCTGTTACTGTTATTTTCATTTCTTTTTCTTTGTTGCTTTTGCAAAATAAACATCTCGATTTTCTTTTCGAGTACCTTTATAATGACACATGTGTTTCTTAAATCTTAAATCAAAATGGGCTTTGCCTGTATTTGGCGGACTAATATTTTGACCTACAATCTTATTTTCACTTTCGAGTTTTTCTAAACATGCATCAAATACATGACAGTCGAGCTGTGCTGGTAAGTTGTATATTTCGTCTGTGTTATAATACCATTCCCATAAGTCAAAAAACTCAGCACTGTTAGGGCTGTCTAAGTTAAAACTTAACCACCCGGTTTCTGTATATTTGTCAATACGTCCGAGATAACTTACAAACTTGTCGTCATCTAGATGACTGCGTAAATAGTCTTCGCTAATGGGTGCAAGTATTTCTGTATCCGCATCAAGCCAAATCATTCTATCAGTCTTAACTTTACGACTAGCGTCAATTATACAATAGCTCTTGTAGCTAAACCTTACAGCGTCATAGTAAAATCCTTTAGTACCTTGAGGTACTATTCGACTGCTATTACGCTTTTTAAACTTTTTAAGTCCTTTAGATTCTTGTGGAAGAATATAGTTTTTCCAGTTTTCACTATCGTCAAATAAAGGCGTGTCAGTATATACTAATACATTGACATTTTTATCTAAATATTTTTCCAAACTAGTCATAAAGTATTTGGCATACACATCGTAATGTTGGTCTCCAAATGTTGTAACTATTGTTGTGGTATTACCAGCCAAAAATATAATCCTTTCGTACATTTGTTATTTCGCGAGCGCCAAATGATTTTAAATACATGCCAGCACATTCATTTGTATCAGCTTGTTGTTCGCATACAATAATAGGTTTATATTTTAATATTGTATCTATTGCACCTTGAAGAACTTCGAGTTCGTGTCTTTCACAATCAATTTTTAATAAACCAAACTTAGGTAAATCTAAATCATCCATACGTTTAATAGTAATGTTTCCAACACCAACTTTGCTAACAAAACTACCTCCAGTATTTTCACTATCGTAAATCATTTCTATTTTGTCATTTACATTACCTAAAGCATGTTTATATATTTCTACATTTAAGTTTTGTACATTACTTTCTAAACACATGTATACTTGTTCAAGAGGCTCAAATGCTATTACACGTTTAAACTTTTCTGTTAAAGGCTTTGCCCATAATCCAACATTGGCACCAACATCTACAGCAATATCAAAATCTGTGACATACTTATATGCTTCTTCTCTTACATCATCTTGATACTGCGGCGGCCCGCCGTTGTTAACACGTTTGGTTATTAGCCTTTCAAAATGCTCATCAGTACTAGGCATCCAATATTCATAAACTTGTTTCATAAAGATGCGTCTTCCATTCCTACTACTCTTAGCTTTACAATATTAGTTATCTGCCATTGTTTTTGGTCTAGAGCTTTTAAAACACCTAACCATTTGTTGCGTATTAATGCAAACTCGTTGATAATCTTTTCATAATCACATACGTCAACTTCACCGTCAACATACTTTTCAACGTCGCGACTTGACAATGCTCGCTGATAGTTTTCTAGATATTTTTTAAAAAAAGAACTACGCAACTTGCGTAGTTCAATGTTAAGGAATTCAAGTATGGCTTCAACTTCTTGTAGTTGATTAAAACGGTATTCAACAATACCTGGCATTTCAGCAGCAGCTTTTTCAATACTACCTTTTAACTTGACTTCAGAACGAGCTGTAATAAGCTCGTTCTCAAAGTGTTGTATTGCGTTGGGTATTTCCGATATGTCTCGACTAACTCGACTGTACCATCCCATTAGTCGTCCCACTCGTCTTCATCAGAATCTTCATCCTGATCTAGTTCTAGATAATACTGGATAGCAGTGTCAAGTCGTTTACTATTACCCATCATGCTCTGTAACTGAACTTCAGCCATTCCATAGTCAGCCAGCATATCAACATACCGCTCGGCTGCCATTTCGACATGTTTTTTATCTAAATATTCTTTAAACAAGTTCCATAAATCAGCTGCTATTTCTTCGTTCATTACTATTCCTCGATTACTTCCTGTGCATCTAACTCAGCTTCTTCTGCTGCTCTAACTGCTTCTTCTTCTGCTTTCGCGATATTTAGCAATTGTTCTTCTTTTGCAGGAAGATCTTCTATTACACGTTCTAGTAGTTCGCCTGTCCAACGCTTGCGAAACTCAAGGATCTCGTCGCCGTCACTAGTGATGTATTTGTAACGATTGCCTTGTTTCTCTAATAAGCCACGTGATTCAAACATATCAAATAATCCACTGTAAGGATCCATGCCTGTTTCATATGGAATCTCAACTTGTACACCTTCAAAGGGTTTATTGTAACGTGTTTTCATTACCTTACACGCTGCTCTAATACCATGTACTTTTGATGTTTTGTTGCCGTCTGCATCTACTTTAAGTTTAAGTTTCTTCATAGCAACAACCATTGAACTTGCATACACAAAGCCTGAACCACCTGAGATCTTATCATCCGGATCAAACATATCTTGCGATGCATATGTGTGGTTAGTAACGCACATACCTACATTGTAACTACCAAACATATTCACACAGTTAGTTACAAGTGCTTTTAGTGCTTTTGCCTTACGACCAAAGTCACCTTTCATGTCACCTGCTTCAAACTGACTAACTTCAGTTGGTGACATAAGCATACCCAACGAGTCAACTACAAACAACACCTTAGGGCGATCTTCTTCTGGCATGTCTTTGAGATCTGACATAAACGTACTAACAGTCTTACCTACATCGTCAATCATAGCCATATTAAGTTTTAAAATCTTTTCAGGTGATGTATCAACACCCAACGCCTGTAACCACGCTTCGTCTAGAGCGTTTTCACTGTCAATAAGAACAACAAAAATACCTTGCTCTTGTGCATACTTAACAATGTTACCTGATACAATATATGATTTGCCAGCACCACTTTCACCTGCAAATACACTTACTTTACCTAATGGAATACCCTTGCGGAAGTCTCCACTTAGTAAATAGTTTAAAGCATAGTTGCCTGTGCTAATCCAATCTGTAGGATCGTTAAAGCCTGCACTCATGCCTTTAATACTTTTTGTCAACGAGTTTCTAAACTTCGTTGGATCGAATGACTTATTTGCCATGTATTTCTCCTATTATAAAAAAGTAAAGGAAAGGGCCGAAGCCCTTTCTATTATTAACCTTGACGTGAACGAATCATTGCAAGAATATCTTGCGCTCCACCTGCTGTTTCAGTTGCTGGTTCTGCTGCTGGAGCAGGTTCTTGCCAACCAGTATCAGTTGTAGTTTCTGCTACTGGTGCAGCCGGAGCCGGAGTAGGTGTTGCTGCTGGAGCACTTTGACTTACAGCAGTTGCTTGTGGGCTCGCCGCTTTTTGCGGATCACCTGTACGTGCAGCCATGCCGCTTGGACGGAAATAGTTGCTCCAACGATCTGCATCATATGCTTCACCGTCTACTGACGCTTCAAA